GCTAAGCCTAAAAGCTGTAACATGTCTGAATTCCCTATCATTGTGCACCTCCTGTGCTGAAAATTTATTAATTTATTGCGATAACTATTCCGTTTACTTTCTTAATGCATGTATGTGCAGTTGGCACATCTGTTTCAAAGCATGCGTTACATTCGGTACAATGGAACTCTTGTGTTGCACAACAGTTTGTACATTCGGCATACTCAATTGGTTGAACATCAGGGCTAAAATACTCTTGGTCATTCACCACCTCGAAGTAACCTGTATATCTTCCATTCTTCTTAATTGGGTTTATGTTTCTCATCTCGTTACCTCCTCGGTAATTTGTTTTGTATACCCCTAATTATAGTCATGGGTGCTAACTTGTCAACCCCTTTCTTCACACATTTATTAAATTGGTAGGGGGATAAGTACAAAGCAAAGGAAAGAAGGAAAGGATATCAGGTAGAGTCAGTCATTGCTGTGATGTGTCGCTTGATGAGCCTTGACCCTCTTACCTTCTGCTAAGGGCTAGTAGTGGTGTGTCCACACCACCAAAATTTCCGTTCCTCTTTGTGCCTGTGTGCGCACATGCCCAAGCCCTTTTTTCCTTAGTTAATCGCGCGATTAATACATGCGTGGGTGCTCGCGCCTTGAGCCGATTGCGCTTGGGGGTACCCATTATCCTATATATAGTGTCGCGCACAATTTCTCGTGATTTTGCCCTTTATGTCTTGACAGACAATGACATATGTCACGACATGTCATCATGCCTAGACATAGATTGCTATGAGGTATTTCATGTATGCAGCGTAGCTTGAAAAGCGAAGTGGAAGACATGAAGATGTTGGTCTAAGGGGAGGGGAGAAAGGGGGGACTATAGGGGGGAAAGAGGGGAAGGGGATTTCTTTTGAAAGTCTGAAAACTTTTCTTTATGATGTTTGACATGTTTTAGGAATATGGTGTATTTTAAAAAAGAGCGTAGGGGGAACAATATTTTTTTAATTTCCTTATCCTATTGGTACATTGAATAACATATGTCGTTGGGTAGATAATATATCTTGCAATACTTTTCATTTCACCCCTACGTTCATAAAAGGAATTTATGGCAAAGAAACGTACATATAAATCTGCAGCATGGACTAGAAAGGCTGGTCAGAATTCAAAAGGTGGGCTCAACAAAAAAGGTCGAGCATCCTATAAACGCCAAACTGGTGGTACGTTAAAAGCTCCTGTAAAGTCAGGAGACAATCCGAGAAGAGCATCCTTTCTAGCTAGGATGGGAGCATCTAAGGGGCCGGACTTTGATTCCAAAGGTAAGCCCACTCGTAAACTTTTGTCACTTAGGGCATGGGGTGCAAGTTCTTCTGCCGATGCAAGAAAGAAAGGTAGAGCTATCAGTGCTAGAAACAAAGCTAAAAAATCTAAAGGTAAGACATAATGGCTAAAGCAAGACGAGGACTATATGCTAATATTCATGCTAAACGCAAAAGAATAAAAGCAGGCTCTGGCGAGAAAATGAGAAAGCCAGGTCAAAAAGGTAGACCCACAACAAAAGCATTTAAGCAATCAGCTAAAACAGCAAAGAAAAGGAGAAAGTAATGCCTAGTGGAAAAGGAACATACGGATCAAAAAGAGGACGACCACCTAAAAGAGATAAAAGAAAAAAAAGAGGTATGAAGTAATGCCACATATACCCGGACATTCACCTTTTGATATTCCAATTGGATCAGGTGAACAATCTGCTGTTACTGGAAAACCAACACCTAGTTATATATCAGCTCCTTCTATACCAGGTTTTACTACAGCCGTTGATGCTGGTAATTTAATAAAGCAACTCCAAGATTTGTTTCAAAGAAATATAAACATGCCTGGAAATACACCACCTATGACACGAGAAGCTCAAAACAATCTTTTAAGAGATTTGTTTCAGAGAACAATGGGAGCATTACAAGCACAAGGTCAAGCAATGTCTCAATTAGGACAAGCTGTTAGTGGTGTGTCCACACCACAGGCACAACCACCTGTGATGAACCCACAACAGTTTGCTAACTTTGCTCAAAGGTCTACACCTCCAAAACCTGGAGGACAACAACTTACGACAAGACAAATGGCACAACAGCAACCTCCTAATCCAGGTGCATCTCCATTTGATCCAAATTCTCCAACTTTTAATCGTAATGCTTTTCAACCACAACAACTTCCTCCGGGATATTAATGGCACGTAAATTAGCAGAAGATATACATCCAGGTCTGATAGCAGCCACAATTGCATCAGCTGCAAAGAATCAAGGTTATGGTTCTCAAATAGATGGTTGGGATAATTTTAGTTCTGAAATGAAATCTTTTTTATGGGTTAGACAATTCCATGCAAAAGATACTGGAGCATTAGCATATATAGGTAGAAGCCAATCATGGTTAACAAAATGGGTAAACAGAGATACCAACTTTAAATATGCATGCCAAAACGTAAGACAAAAAGCTGTAGGAGTAGATGAACTACCTAACAATGAACTTAAACGTGTAGCAAAATGGCATCTAGTACAAATGCTTAACGATCCTGAATTAACAGTAGAAAAAAGATTAGCAGTTATAAAACAAATACATTCTTTGCCTGATGAAGAGGGCGTAACAACAGGAGCAGGTAGAGGAAAAATAAAACCTAAAATACGACCTGTAACAGCAGATGATATGAAACCTGGAGCTGTTCTTCCTGATAGAAGAACACCCAAAGGACAATTAAAAGATGACTCAATTGCTACGGACACGATACTCTCCTCATGAAGGTCAGATTGAAGTTCATACATTACATGCAAAAGAAAAATGGATAGAGGCAGCTAGACGATGGGGCAAATCACGTTGTGCTCTTGGAGAACTAGAAGCTGCTTATTACGAATCTCTTGATAGACCTATAGAACATATTAATAAATATCAATTAGTACCACCAGGTTTTCACGCATGGGTAGTTGCACCTTCATACGTTCAAGGTAGACAGGCATGGAATGAAATGCTACAGCTACTAGACCCATCATGGATTAGAGAAACTAATCAAGCTAATATGACTATTACACTCAATGGTGCCACAGAAGAAGTATGGGGACTCATTGAATTAAAATCTGCTGACAACGCACAATCACTACAAACTGTTGGATTAGATTTTTTATGGGTGTCGGAATCTCAAGACATACCAAATGCGGCCGCAGAAAAATTGCGTCCCACCCTACGCCAAGCTGGTCGCATGGGCAAAGCTGTGTACGAAGGGATTCCGTCACTTTATCCAGAACATTGGTTTAGACGTGGATGTGCCGCAGCTCAAAGAGGTGCACACAAAAACCACAGATACTTTCATTACACTGTATATCAAAACCCACTTCTTAATGACGATGATGTAACAGAAGTAGAAGGTGACAAAGAAGTAATGCCAGAGTCAGCATGGCGTAGAATGTATCTTGCAGATTATTCACTATCAGCAGGGTTTTTTCCTAATATAGAAAATTGTATACAAGGAGATTTGTTAGAAGCTCCACTTCCAGGTAAACAATATGTAGGAGGTTTAGATTTAGGTGTTAGCCGAGACTTTACTGTACTTATTGTTATGGATGCAGATGAACGTAGAGTTGTATACCATAAATTTTGGGATAGCCAGTCATGGGCTCAGGTACAACAACACATAGCTGCAATCAGTGAAGAATGGGGTCTTCAAAGAATTGTGGCAGATGCTACTGGTATGGGTCGTGCAATGGTCGAAGACCTTATGACGTATAATATGCCAATAGAAGGAGTATCGTTACAAAAAAATATAAGAGAACAAATGCTTGCATCTTTGACTGTAGCGATGGAACATAAAACAATAACATTTCCAGCAATACCTATATTGTTAAGACAGCTTAGAGCATTTCAACATATTAGAATGTCTAATGGAAACTTTAAAGCTCAAGCTCCAGCAGGTGAACATGATGATGAAGTTTTTGCGTTAGGATTAGCATTGTCAGCTTGTAATGAACCTCAAGGTTCTCGTACAAGAGGAAGAGGGTTTGGTAGAAGATATATGCCAACACAAGCTGAAACTAATTCTGGATATGGAACAGGTGGTATGAGTCCAGGTGAAAAAATAATGAAAGCAAGAAGACTAGCCAGAGTCGAAGAACGATGGGATAAGTCAGGAGTTGATCTATAATGGTAATGATAGATTATAATACAGGCAAACCTTTGGTTATGGGAGATCAAGAATATGATTCATCTGCACCTACAGCAGACGAAGTAGTACAACTTTTTTCTACATACAAAGATCACTTTGAAGTATTTCATTCTCAATGCGATGAAGAAGATGAATTTTATTTTGGCGAAAGACCAGTACCAATACCAGACGATATGCCAATTGACCCTGTTCGACCTGCAACTCCACACGCAATTGTAAATGTTGCAACAGATCACGTTGACGTAAATAACCCTGCAATATTTGTACCTGCTCCATCACCTAGAGCTAAAAACAGAGCCGAAAGAATACAGAAGTTTTTACAAGGTGTATGGATGCATATACCAGAACATACTAAAAGAACTGTTGTAAAACATTCTATACAGTATGGCGTTGCATTTATGAAAGCATGGTGGGATGGAGACAAATGGCCGGACGCACCACGTTTAGAAGATTATGCAGACGAAGCTGAATATAAAGAAGCATTACAAGATCATCTCGATAAAAGAGATATATCTTTTCCGTTTGTATTAGATGCTGTTAGTCCAAGACATATAGTATGGGATGAGTCTCGAACAGGTATGAAATGGGCAATAGAATATTACGATGCATCTTGTAACGATATACAAATGATGTATCCAGAATGGCAACCAATGATGAAATCATCTGAAACAGTTATGTTTATGGAATACTGGGATGACACATGGCATGGCAGAATGGCAGATGGCGAATGGGTATGGGGGCCGCATAAACATGGCTATGGATTTAACCCTTATATAAAAGTACAACCTGCAGCATCTATGGATTACAATACTGGAGAACCTGAAAGAAAATATCAAGGTATATTAAAACCAGTACACAATTTATTAGACTCTGAAGCAAGATTGTTGACACAGTACGAAGCAATCCTAAGACAATATGCATGGAGAACAATAGACTTTTACGGACCTGCGTCATCGGCAGAAGCAACAATGGATGAATATGAACTATTTGCATCTAAGAACTGGGTAAGACCCAATGTAAATATTCAACCATCTCCACTTGCAATGCCACCACAAGAGATACTACAACAGCTTGGTATGGTACAAACAATGATTGAGGAAGCTACATTTCCTAATGTTGTCAGAGGTATGCGACCATCTGGTGTATCTACAGGATTTGCATTATCAGTATTAGCAGGTACAGGTAGACTTGTATTTGGTAAATTTGCTGATGCAATGGCTCGTGGTATGGAAGATGCTAACCAAAGATTCTTAAAACTTATTGTAAATAAAGCTCAAGGTAAAGTTACAGTACATGCTAGAAGTACAGTGCACGAGTTTGACCAATCTATATCTCCAGATGATATTAGAGATTTTTATGAAAACTCTGTCACACTTAAAGCAGAAGCTCCAGAAGAACGAGAACGTGAAGCACTATTAGCACTTAGATTGTGGAATGGTGGTAACGGACTTATTAGTTTGTACGAAGCACAGATAAGAGTCGGCATTACTAATCCTCTTGAAGAGCAGAATCAACAAGCTGCTGAAAAACTGTTGGATGCAGCCAGAGAACAACAAGCACAAGAAGTTGCTCAAGCTGTACAGCTTGAACGACAAAGAGCTGCGGCAGCTGATGCTCCGTCTCCAGCTAATCAACTTGGTACACAATATTTACCTGGTCAAGCACAATTACAAAGACCAGGTGAAAGAAATGTACAAGGTGCTAGAATGGCAACAGGAGAGGGTAGAGAATCAGTATTTCCAGAAGGAATGGGTGGCTTAGATTTATTAGGATCACAATTAGCAACAGGAACAGGTGGTGGTAGACCAATGCCATCTGGACAAAGGGTAGATTAATGGTTAAAAAAAATACAGATTTATTAAACGATCCATTAGCTGTAGCACAAACTCGTTACAGAGAACAAATTGATTCATTTAAAAATCAATATCTACCAAGACCTAGCAAAGCAAGTGTTTCTAAAGTTTTAAGAGATGAACTTCAATTGTCTCCTGATTTAATGAATCAAATTATGAAAGGCATGAAATAATTTATGACTAGTCCAAACAATGGTGATCTAACTAGATATCGACTTGACAATCGTTTGTTAGATTCTTTAGTAAAACATATTGAAAAGATAGTGGTTGGTAAAAAACAAACCCAAAACATGTCGTATCTTAGCGTTACAGCTCAAGACAATTTGACCAGTTCTTTACGAAGAAGCATGAGTGGAGAAAATATTTTAAACATGGTTTTTGCTATAGTTGATAATGCTTTTCAACCTTTACAATCTGAAGGTGTTATAAATTTACAGCAAGGCAGAAACGCTTATTATGACTTTGTTGCATCAGGAGGTAGTGTTGGTATTTCTGACGCTAATAAACCTTATTCAGAAGCTGTTAAATATGTTTTGACATATTTGTACCCTGAAAAAGAAGTAGTAACAAATGTTTATGTAGATACAGCAGAAGGAAGAGTTACATCTCCTATAGTTGATTTAAATAGTACTGATTTAATAAATTCTTTTAGATATCTTCCGATAGACCCACGAAGAATAACAGACGCTGTTGATTTAATAGGTGGTTCTTTAAACGAAGGAATACAAAATCAAGCTAGAGATATAAGTAGTTTGCATTTGTTAAATCAAAATGACGAATTGTTATTAACTACAGGTCAACAAATAGGAGAATTTTTAATTAGAGCAGGTCAAGTTTTAGACCCAAATAACACTACAGCTCTTTTAGAAGAATATGGAGAAAAAGGTGTTTTATATAACAATGTAAATGCTTATTGGCCGGAGATCAATGCTCAAATAAAACTTGGTGAAGGAGATGTAGAAAACCCAAGTTTTGTTAGAGGTGTTGGAAATATTATTGAAGGAATAGTTAATCCAACTCCTTCAAACAATCAACGATGGATTAATACTATTATTGGTCAAACAGAAATATTTCCTGAAGCAGATAATTCTAATCCTACAACTAAAAGATCATTTGAAATATTACAATCTGGAGTTGATTACGATGATTACGTAGATTTTAGAAATGAAATTAAAAATTCTGAAACAGTTACAAAAATAATAAAAGAACAACTTGGATTTAATAAAGATAAAATTAGCCCTGCAGCATTAGAAAGTTTAGCATTAGCATTTCAACAAACTGTATTAAACATGTCTGTAGAGGATTTTTATGATTACAACAGTCCGTTTACTGAATCTTTAAATGAACAAGTATTTGATTTAATTGCACCTCAAGAAGAAATTCGTTCTTTAATAAATCAAAAATCAAATTATGACGTAATAACAAACGAAACAGGTTACGATGCAGTAGTTTCAAAATTGTTAGGACTTGATGGTCTTAACATTGGTGATCCTGAAACTGGTGAAAAATTAGAAATTACAGCTCCTGACGAATTTAAAAAACACATAAGTGAAATATTAATAGAAAATTTAGATGTAAGGATGACTGTTGAAGAAGCAGGTCGTCAAGTTTTAGAAAAAATGGGAATTTCACCTGAAGGTAAGTTAGTACCTAAATTAGAATATTATACTCAACAATATGTTCAAAAACCTTATACTACTCCAGGCACTACATATACTGACCCAATTACTGGCGAAACATTTACTGAAACAAGTGAAGGAGAAAGATTAGAACGTATTACTGAAGAACCACCTGTTACAGAAGATGAATTAGGAGCATCTGAAAGTTATTTTCATCAATCACAAATTTTTCAACCTTTAGATATTTTATTACAAGGACGTAAAAGAGTTCAAGAAGAACAAAAAAGATTTGAAGAAAGTGTTAAAGATAATCAACAAACAGTTGCACAACAATATGGTTTAATTCCACCTATGAATGTTGACGCTGATTTGTTGGGTGGAGCACCGGGTTTGCCTGGATTTAGAGTAACTCCAACACCAGTATACACAGATGAAGATGTGGCAACAGTTTTAGCAAATCGATATGCTGACAGACCTGAATTGTTACAATTCTTAGCACCTAAATTAACTAGCATTGCTGATGCGTTTAGATTAAGCCAACAACCTGGTTCTTTGACGCAAGAATCGTTTGGAGATTTTGAATACTTTACAGACACTGTTACAGCAGGTCCAGAAGGTTATATTCAAGGAATGATAGATGGCAAACCTAATGTATTAGCTCCTGGCACAAAAGTAGACGTTGAAAGGTCTAGGGTTGTAAATGAATACGGAGAAGCAGTAGATGATTACACTAGTTCACGAACAATGTTTGAAATGTTTGAAGCAGATCGACCAAAATCTATTCAAGAATATATTAGTCGTGAAGCATCAAGATTAGAAAAAGGATTTGAATCATCTGCATTGTTTGAAGAAGAACAAAGAAGATTAGAACAAGAACGTCAAGCTGAAGATGCTAGACAAAAACGACAATTTGTATCTCAACCAGTTTCTATATTTGGTAGGAGAAGAAGGTAATGGCAGAAAGAAAATCAAAAAAACGAATAAAAGTTACTAAACCAGAATTTTCAGGTGTAGATGAATTGTTTTCAGGTAATAATATTGATGGTGAACCATATATTCCAATAAAAAACAATGATGACACAGGTAAAGGTTCTTATTTGTCACCTGATTTTGAACGTCCAGAGAATACAGGGTTATTGCAACCAATGGATGTACCATACAATCCATTAGAAAAAAGAAAACCTCAAATGCCAATTTCTGTAGATAGAACCATGAGTGCCCATGATTTGCACTATAACAGGGCACGACCAAAAACTGTTCAAGATTTAGCTAGATTAGTAAAACCTGCTAGTGGTAGCGAATTGTCATACAATGAAGCTGTTTTGTTAGAAAGTCTTGGTTTATTAGATGGAACATATAAACTTCCAAAACAATTTAGACAAGATTTACAAGCACGAGAAGCTAATGAAGCAATGATAGGGAAATTTGGTTTAAAAAATCCTATTGATATGCTTTTTGGTAGTGAAACTAAATCAGGTAAAAATATACCAGGTCTTTTTGATTACTTTGACGTTGTTGCAGAAACTGGTGGAGCTTTCTCAGCAGAACAATTAAATAAACTATACGAAGCTACAGTAGGACCTGCAGTTGCTAATACAATACCATTAGCTGATTATTTAGCTAATGGTGGTATGAGTCCTGAGGACTTTTTTAATTTTGCTAATTATATCGGAACAACACAACAAGAAAATATAGAAAATATTGAAGTACGAAATAAAGAATCTGAACAATTGCTTACGGATTTAATAACAGGTCAATCAGAATTAACAACAGATGAAACTGTTAATGCAATAACTAATAATTTTAACGATAGAAAATTTGCAGAACAACTTTTAGTTTCATTCTTATCACCTGAAAATTTTATTCCTGTTGGAGGAACAACTAAAGCAAGTATAACAGGTGCTGCTATGCTAGGCACTAAATTTGGTCCTGCTTTAGCTAAAGCAGGATTACCAGCATTAGGATTAGCAGTAGCTAAAACAGGAAGTGTTGCATCTTCAAAAATTCCTGCGCCTGTATATAAATACAAAGATGAATCGTTAAAACGTATTGAAAAAATATTTAATACAATTAAATTTTCTCCACCTCAATTATCCCCAACAATTCGTGACCCTTTTATTAAATTAACGAACACTCTTGATGAAGTTGTTATTAAAGGTTTTGTTAACAAAAGACGTTATTGGCACAGAAATACGAACGAAGTTAAAAATAACTACAGAGATTTACATGGCAATGAACTACCTCCAGAGTTAGATGTTGCAATGCAAATTCAATTGTTGCCAGGTTCTGACAGTGCAATATTAGCTCAAACCCAAGACGTTATAAATAAAGTTTTTAAAATTGTAGATGAAGAAAAAATAAACTTAGAACATATTAATGCATATTTGTTAATGAAACATATGCAAGATACTTTAAGGATGCATCCACAAAGAATAACAACAGCACCTAAAGATTTAACTAAATGGTTAGAAAGTATTTATATGTCACCAGCAGATGTTGAACCAGTTGATGAGCTTTTAGATTATAACCAAAATTTAGATTTAGCATTAAAAGAATTTGAAAAAGAATTAGGGGAAGAATTATTTGATAAAGTACAACGAGGTGCAAGACTTATAGTAAATGCTATGGATGGCAAATTACAAGAAGCTGTTGATAAAGGTAT